AATAGCATAAAAAATACATATTGTTAATGGTTTATCTTCTGGACATTCATTTCCATTTATTGGTGTTACTCTTGTCATTATTCACCCTATATTAAGAACATATTGCTGAACAGTTTTGTGATTCTACTTCTCTCATAATATTTAAAATATAATTTAGATCTTCGCCGCACGACATTTGAATATTTGGTCCACAACCAGCACAATAACAACTACAAACGCTTTCAGGATCTTGACCATTTTCTACATTTATATATGGTTGAACATGTGCTTTTAATAAAGTTTGTAAATCTATACTAATTTCACCAAGATCAACAGTAGCATATGAATCATCCTTACAACATAAACAGGTTCCATTTACACATAATTTACCTGTTCCACAACCAGCACCAAGATTATCATCATCAACTCCTCCACTAACACTAAATGTTTTTAATGGTATTGCTACTGGATTATTACTTTTATTTACATACATTTCAAATAACCATTTATAATTTCCAGTATATTTTCCTCCACACCCATCCTTAGAACATCTATTAACACAAGGATCACAAAAAACTTTTTGGGCGCCGGTATCTGGTGGATTATTTAATCCACACAAATCAGCCCATGTGATATTTTTATCCCAAGATGGACCGCCAGGAGGACAAACACTAATGCCTCCACCAGCAGCATAAAAAAAAGTATAAGTGCCATTAGATGAACAGCAAGTCACATTAGTTTGAAATGGACAAGTAAAGCCATAACTTGACCCACCTATAGTAATATCAAGAGTTCCTTCAACACTAATAGATGCCATAATTAATACCTTGGGTGTTAGGATGTAATTATACATACACCACATTTTTTATAGGTAGTAATTATTAGTTCTTAGAGATTGTATTATTTATCCAATCTATAAACAATGAAATTCTAGTATGGCCACTTTCATCTGTCCATGATGAATCTGGTTTACCGTCCTTACTAAAAACTAATGAATTTATGCCAGCCAATTTATTATCAATAAATAAACCACCGCCACTATCTCCGTGTGATATTAAAAATTCAAGGGGTGAAGATTCATCGCTTCTGCTGGTATCACACATTAATAAATGCTTTTCTATACCAGAAATTCTATTAGTGCCACATCTAATTTTAGAATCATCAAAAGATGCGCCCTTATTAAACGATCCGGTAACTCCCCATCCTATAATATCTGCAATTTTATTTTTTTCATTTTCATTATCATATAGTTTAGGATACTTTATTGGAATAGTAATATTTTCCACTAAAAGACATAAAGCAATATCATTGTATCCTATTTTATCTGAATCAAATTTATTATGAATAAAAACTTTTGATACTAAATATTGTCTATTATTAATGATTACAAAAGTATCATGATCTTTTTTATTTTCAAAAATATGTGCCGCTGTCAATAACCATTTATTATTAATTGCGACACAAGAAGATGAACTTGTTATTTTATTCTTTTTTTTGGTAATTATTTTAAACACACAATCATATTTATTGGCATATTCTGTGTATTTTGAATCGCTACGGTCAGGACTAATGGTTCCTGCTATACAAAATGTACTAATAAATATTACTGATAATAGTACAAATAATTTACTAATATATTTCATATAGCACCTCAAATATATATTTATACACTAATATTTGATTTCATATTAAATATTCTACCTTTTTGGGTTCTAATAATATATCCCATTCTCACCATATAAGGCTCAATACTATTTTCAATTGTTTCTATAGCAATTCCGGTCAATGACGAGATACTTTTAAGTCCTAAAGGATTTGATTTTGAGTCAATTAGGGTTTTTAAATATAGGCGGTCATAAATATCAAAACCATATTCATCAATACCCTGATCTGTAAAAATTTTATTAATTGATAAATCGGCCGAATTATCAGATGCTAATACATAGTTTTTATACCATTGTAATCTAGCATTTAGAATTCTTGGAGTACCCTTACTACGTTTAGCAATTTCCAAAAGATCTGAGTCTTGTATGACTATATTCATTTTTGTGCAATTCAACCGGGCTAGTTCAGCTAACTCATTTTCAGTATAATAAATAAGATGCTCTTTAAATACAAAACGATCATAAAATGGCTGACTTAAACTTCCTCCACTGGTTGTAGCACCAACAATAGTAAATAGTGGAAGATCAATAGTTTCAGTTTTAGAGTCTGAACTAATATTTAAAACAAAGTCCTCCATTACTGGATACAAAAATTCTTCCACAATTTTTGGTAATCTGTGAATTTCATCAATAAATAGAACAGAGCGTGGTGCTATACCGATTAGATAAGGAAGTAGGTTTTTAATACTTCTCAGGTTGGCAGCGTTGACGGTATACAAATTCACGTTCATCTCATTAGCGATAGCACCCGCTATAGTTGTTTTACCAAGGCCAGGAGGCCCATCTAATAAAACATGGGGCATCACACCACCAGAAACAAAACAGCCCTTGGCACAGATTTTTAATCTGCTAACAACGCCGCTTTGTCCAATAATATCAGAAAATTTAGAAGGTCTAACAATATTAGTCATTTTTCACCAAAAATAAAGAATGTTTTACCAAAACCATATAATCATCAATCCCAGGATTTTCACTGAGTGTTTTTTCTATCATCTGTTCTGCTTCATCGACACTAAAACCATAATGAGATAATAAATTTTTTGCTTTTGTAACTGTATTTTCAGACGGCTCTATAGATTCATCTACAATAATTTTTGGTTCTATTTCAGCAAGTTCTATTGGCTCAGGTTGTTTTATCTGTCTTTCAGCAAAAATATCTCGTTTTTTAACAACGGTATTGTCGATATATTTAACTTTTATTTTTTCTATCTGTTTAACAGAAAATACTGTGCCACACTCACAAACAACTTTAAAATCTTTTAGTGATGCTTCTTTCAAAGAAAGCCAGTGTGGATAGCAACATGAGGAATTCGGACATAAAAATTTAAAATGAACATCGTATTCAATCGGTTTCAGGTTTATCGTTTTCATTTTCTTTTACCCAAAAAATAAAGTCATCTGCATTTTCATCATATGCTGTTTCAACTAATCCTCTATTGACTAGACTATTCAAAATATTACTAGTCATCCTATCTCCAATTGCAGATATTATCTTCATGTACAAATCGTTATTTAATAAGTATCTTATTTTTTGATTTCGTTTATTAGTTTGCTTTCTAAGTAAATCGACAATAATATTTTTTGTTTCATCATAAGACAAAACAGAATCTAATTCGTCTTGGTCCAAATCACTGACAGATAATGCCAATGGATCTATACCTTCTTTTTGATTTGTTCCAAAATTATTAAATACTAATGCTCTAGAAGCCTCTATAAAACCATCAAGATCTTTAATTATAAACCATTCATCATTTATAGAACTCATAATATTTCCTAGTTAAGTATTTCGTAAAGTCCTTTGTAATATTGAGGCTGGCGTAAAAAATACCCAGCATTAGATTGTAAATGGTTGACATATTCGTTTTGTAATTTATTCTGTATAAAATGTTTCTTTTTCCATACTCCTTCATTCCAATAGTTGTTCCCCAAATACAGGGAGGACGAATCCTCCGCTGTATTGGAGAAGTAACTATTCACAGGTAACGATTTGTATGGAAATCCTTCTATATTAGTTATTTTATATTCAAAACCTGACTCTGACAACTTCTTGACTATCTCATCAATATATTTTGTTATCCATTCAGTATCAAACTGAAAATAGAATTTATAAGGATCGTCAGGAATATCGTCATCGTAGGGTTCGTGCATAATTATCCAATACAAAATTGATCACTAATCTGGTTTGCCAGATCACGGGCAGCACCAGAAAGGAATCGGTTGTTGCTGAAATACAACGCTGTAGACGCTTGATTGAGGTACTCGACCACCGTTTTTAAAAGTTTGGCCTGGGACTCACTCAAATCTAAATCGCCGTTACCAGCATGAGAAGGAAGCACTGGCGACGGATCGCCATAAGTCTTTTTATAAATTTTACCAAGATTTGTAACATCAATTTTAGTATATTCACCATTATCATCAAGAGTAAAATCAGACCAAATTTTATTAGAATTGATACTAACGCTATTCTTTTGACCACAATAATCAGCACTACTATTAGAGTAAACAGCCTTCTGATTATTTAGTTCATTCAAAATCTTTTGAGCAGCATCAACTGTTACAGGGATTCCTGTGATATCGGAATTCTTGTATGTTTTACGCCACTGTTCAAACCAAGCATCACTTGTTGCATTTGGAACAATGTTAACTGTTGCTGGTTGACCAGTTAATGCTTCAATCAAATCCTTAACATTAACTGTTTGACCAGACGAACCTTGTAGAATAGTAGAGTAATAAGGAGCCTTCTTCTCCCAGCACTTACGCCACCAAGTATAAGGAACACGATAAATCTGATTAATCTTGATGGCTCTTGCATCTCCACCAAAGTAATTTACTAGTTTCTTCTGAATACCGTTCCAACGAGTCTTATTAAGAGACTGTCTACTTACTCCATCAAGAACCCAATAAACTTGATAACCATTACGAGTATCAACTACCCAAGTAGGAGTTACAGGAAAACTATTAATCTTGTCGATAAACTCTCGCTTTTTAGCCATCACTTCCTTAGAAGACAGATAATTACCATTAGCATCTCGACCAGCATCAATATCAACAAAGCAGGCTCGTACTTCGTTAATAGCATACTGCTTTCGTCCACCATTTACATAAAAGTAAACGTCTGAATCATTATTCAAATTAGCATGAACTGCTGTTGTTAGGTTATCAGTATGAGCCATGCTACTAATCTTTTTACGAGGATTACCATTGTAGCAATAAATTTGTTGGGGACCAA